TGTTTTATTAATGTCAAGTGAAGATGAATCTAATGCCAAAAAGAAACTTAAATAAACAAGAATTATATCTTATTGCTTTAAAAAAGCATATCAAATGGATGAGGTCACTAGGTCTCAACGTTGGTGATGACGGACATATTATCAAGTCTAGTTATAATACCAATGATAACGGCTATTACCCCACAACTGACTTATCAGATATACACCCACAACCTAAATTATCAAATGTTATAGGTAATGGTATCAAAACTGATAATAGTTGGAAGATAGAAGAGTCAAAGAATTTTACAATCGTGCCGGCATATAACAAAGGACCATATATGGTGGTGAATAGAAAAGACCTGAAAACAGCAGGAAGGAAAGTCTAATGAATGAAATATTAGCTATGATTGATGACCTTAAAAAAGTCAAAGCAAAATTGGTGAGTGGTGACACCCCTGGTGCAATCAAATTGATTGACGAAGTTGTTGCCTATAAAGAAAAAGAAGTCAAGAACTTTGAGGCGTGGTTAGAAGAAGAACATAAAGATGAACACGTCCAGGTTGAAGAACAGATAAACTTACCCTTTCCAGAGGGGGTACGGTAGTACGTAATATGGTTGATTCGTCAATCCAGGTGCGTCCTAGACGCTTAAATATGCACAAAAAGCGTGTAATTACGTCATTTATTAGGGGCTTGACATTTAGAGAGTTTTCTGGTATAGTAAGTGAATATTAATAAACAACCTTGGGAGGTTATATAGTATGTCGTTTAAGTATGAAAAAGAAACTCTATTTGCAGAGTTTAAAAATGCAAAAGATAAAGATGTCAAATTGAGTAAGAAGAAATCTATGTTTGACAAGTTGAATGATTATTACACAAATAGAATACAATTCTGTAAAGACCATATAGAACTTAAAAATAAACACCCCGAATATTATGATAGTTTAGATATAAAGTTTGATAACTTATTGCTCGCTTATCAATCAGTTAGTCCACTAGACTATTTTTATAACAAAGTTTTTGGTATGTCATATGCTGAAAAAATGAGAATCTCCGAGATTGAACTTATGGAAAAAAGAGCTAATGAGGGTGTCGGTGTCTAATTATTTAACAAACCAACAGATAGAGGAAATCGTGGATAAAGTGATAAAAAAAGTTTGGGAGAAAGTTGCAATGTGGGGTATGGTAGTCATAGCTGCGTTTGTAATTGTATCTTTAGAACTTAATAAAGCGAAAGCTGATGAAGTGACTACAATAACTCCACAGGAGTTTGTAGAAACGGTTGTTGCTGTACCTGGGAAAGCAAAAGACTTTGCTCAGAGTGAATGGCAGAAAACAAAAGAATACCAAGCAGAGTCTTGGGCTGATATGAAAGCACAATTTATCAGTACAAAGGAAAAGATAACTAATCTTTTTGTTAAAAACTAATGGTACAGAATATTAAATCTTTTTGTGATAAGATTGATTCTATAAAGAAGATGGCGGATAATTTGAGAGAGACTTCGCCATCTGACCCATTAATTAGAAACAAGATTGAAGTTATACAAGCAGATTCATTATTAGTTGCTAAAACTAAAGTTGACTCTGAATTTTTTGAGAATATAAATGATTATGAAAAAACTATTGAAAAAGACAACCATTATGATTATAATGGTCTTGACGTTGACAAATTGTAGTACCGTAAATAGAACACATTTAGGTGCTATTTCAGGTGGTGGTTCTACCACAGCATTATGTGTAGAGTCTGGTATTACAGACCCTTATGCTGTTGCTGGTTGTGCCGTTGTTGGTGCATTTACAGGTGCTGAACTACTTTACAATTCAGACAAAGATGTACATAACGCAGTATTTGTAGACCATTTAAACACGGCGCCAAACGGTGCAAGTTATACAAATTGGTACAATTCTAAAACTGGTAATTCTGGTATAATTCATACAACAAAATCATATACACAGGGGCCATTAAAATGTACAGAGTATGACCACACGGTTGATATTACTAATAGTTGGCCGTTGATTGGTATTGGTGGTGTTAATAGAAAAGTTGTATTTGGTACTGCTTGTCAGTTACCAGATGGTCAATGGATAGAAAAACCGAGGTTAAACTAATGTCAAAAGAATATAGCTCACACGATTGGCGAAAAAACACAGACGAAGCTGTGATTGTAGATGGTCAACACGTTTTAAAAGTAAATGATAGTAAAGTTTTATTTAAAAATCCAAAAACTCTTAAAGAGCAAGAGGTAGATGTATCAAGGTTGATAAGAGTATTTGTAAACAATTTAGAACAAAATAAAAAGAGTGTAAAATGAGTACAATAGAAATTCTTAAAAAAGAAAAACAAGAACTAAAAGAAGAATTAGAACTTTATGAGTTTAATGGACCATCTTCTAAAATACAAGAGATAGAAGATAAACTTTATGAAGTAAATGATAGTTTAAAGAAATTAGGTGTAGCAAATGTTTGACCCCGATAATAAAATAAAAAGATATTTGACTTGGTCATTTATATTAATAGTATTTTTACTAATTACTGGTATAGCTAATGCTAAAGATGAGAATTATTACGCAAAGATTTTGCCTATCAATCCTGAAGAAACAGGAGGGCAATACTGCTTTATTAAAGTAATCATCAAACAAAAAGGTGATGAAATAATAAAAGAAGAGGTGATGGAATGTGCTGATGGTAAAAGAAGACAAGACGGTCTCGGTTATTGGGACTTGTTTGCTCAATTTTACTACTTCAATACTACCAAAATGCCTCAATATTGTCGGTATTATAGCCGACAAGGACACGCTTTTAAATCATATGGGAAGTTGTGTCTTCAACCAGACGGAAAATGGGAGGTCGTTCAATGATTAGAAACTTAATCATACTTTCCCTTGCTTTAGTTATAATATATGATGTATCAAGTGACCAGGCGTTAGGATACGTTCAAACCACGCTTGACTTTGTACAAGATTTGTTATATGATGTAAAGGAGAGTAAAAACTTATGATGAAAAACAAACTAAAAATAGTAGGTGTACTTGCTACGGCATTGTTATTAAATGCTTGTGCTGGTGGTACTTACAAAATCAAGTCTGAAAATGGTAAGACAATGAATAAAGTACCAAGTTGGTATATGGCAGACTATTCTGAAAGAAAAGCCTGTGATACTGATTTAATTGGTAAAGGCAAAGATAAACTTTGTTTATTCGGTGTTGCTACTAGTGTTTCACCAGACTTACAATTAGCGATAGAGAAAGCTAAAATGTATGCGAAGTCAGAAATTGCTGACGTAGTAGCAGGTGAAATGAATAAAGAGTCTAAGCAGTTTATTACTGAACTTGGCAAAACCAATACGAAGACTACCGTATCAGAGGTAGAATCTACTTTGATTAATGTAATCAAAAATACCAAAGTTAGAGGTTATGAAATCTGGAAACAAGATGTCACTTTAACTAAAGAGGGTTATTACAGAGCTTGGATTGGTTTAAGATTGCCATTAGGTGAGTACAATAAGATGTATAACTACACTATTGAACAAGCTGTTGACGCTCATAACATAAAAGAAAAAGCAAAAGAAGCTTGGTCTAGTATGTTGGAAAAAGATGGTAAACAAAATGACGATAACAATTTATAGTAAAAACAATTGTGTTTATTGCTCAAAGGCAAAGGCCTTGATAAAAGGCCTTGGTCTGGAATATGAAGAGAAATCACTAGAGAAAGATTTTGGTGGTGACCCTAGTAAACTAATTGAGGACATTGGTAAAAATGTTAGAGCAATGCCTCAAATTAAAATAGATGGTGAGTTAATTGGTGGTTATAATCAGTTAGTTGAGTATTTTGAAAAACAAAACAAAGTGAATTTCAAGGGAGAAATAATTGCCGAATGATAATATCATATTCTTTCCAGAGCATAAACGTAAGAGAGAAGTTAGACAAGAACAAGATACGAAGTTTGCAGAGGAATTAAAAAAGAAACAAACTAAAGACTTTGTTGAGACTTTAGTTGATGAAATAGGATTTGACTTATTAAAGAAATTTGTTGACGCTGGTATGAGAACACAAAATCACACATTTACAAAAGACCTTGCGATAGTAATAGACGCAATACGTGGTCTTGCATATAGAGATTTTGATATGGCACACCCGGCTCAATTATTAAGTGAGAAAATGGTATCGTTAAAAGTTAACAAAGATGGTAACTTTAGAACTGCCAAGATAACTTACGATATGTTTTTAGAAAAACCAAAACCGGCAACTAATCCGTTTTCTAAAGATGTAAAAAAAGAATTAGACTATTTAAGGGACGGTGGTGATATGTTTGACCCCGATATTGACCTTGATTAAAGAATTCTGGAGGGCACACAATATATATTCGCTGTGTACTCTGAATGGTGTTGTGACCATAACACAAAGAGAAAGGAAAGGTAAACAATAATGTTTAACTTTATCAATAATATCTTTAAAGGAGATAAAACTATGGCTAATAAAAAGCTAACTAAAACTGAAAAGATTAGAAATCTTTTCTCAAAAGGTTCAGATGTTTCTTGGAAACAATTGAGAAACACTTACGACCTTAAATCACCAGCTGCAATGGTTGGTAAATTAAGAAACGAAGGAATGATGATTTATGAAAATAGGTCTTCAAAAGGCGTTTCATACAGAGTTGGTACACCATCAAAAGCAATTATTATTGCTGGTATCAATAAAGTATTCGGTAAGCAAGTAGCTTACTCGGCATAATTAAACGAGTGAAGGTGGGCCACTTCGGTGGCCCCTTTCTTTTGGTAACAAAAAGGGTTTTATGGTAACTAACGAAACTGATAACGATACACACGAAACGGATAAGACTTGGGAAAACGAAGCAAGTGCAGATTTAAGTCCTATGGTGAGAGTATCATTAAAAGAATATAATGATTTAAGAGACCAGGCTAAAGAATCTGGTAAATATATAACTGACCCTAGTTTGATTTCTGTTATAGATAAGATAGAAGAATTGACTAGAGCGTTGAGAAAACACATTGTCAGAAAATATTAAAGAAAAGAATGATAGGTTTGTAATGACATTAGCAGAGGCAAGTAAAGGTAAAAAAATGACCAGAAAAGTGGATACATATGAGTATCAATCTCTAGCTGATTGTATAAGAAGTGACCAAGTACCAGCAAGTGAGGTTGCAGAGATATTTACAGACAAGACATTTTATAAGTGGTACAAAAAGAAGTATTTGGGGCAGTATAAATAGTATTACGAATTGGAGAAAATTATGGCAGAAAACGATAAACAAATTATGGAACATCAATCAAAATTAGGTATTATGCCTAAAGCGTCAATGGATGCTGGTCAAGGTATGGTCAGCTCAGCTGAACCAACGATTGCTGAAATTCTAACTAAAGTTAATAACGCTAAAGATAAAACAAAGAAGATTAAAGTATTACAAGAGTATAATTCAGACGGCTTAAGAATGATTTTAAAAGGTTCATTTGACCCTAAAATCAAGTGGTCATTACCATCAGGTACACCACCTTTCATAGCTAACGAAGCACCTCTTGGTACTGAGCATACAATGTTGAGTCAAGAGTCTAAAAGATTGTGGCATTTTGTGGAAGGCGCTGACGCCGAAACTACAAAGACACAAAAAGAGACAATGTTTATTCAAATATTAGAGGGTCTTCATAAATCAGAAGCAGAGGTCTTATTGAATATGAAAGATAAGAAACTGAATAAGGTTTACAAAGGTTTAAGCGAATCGGTAGTGAAAGAAGCTTTTGGTTGGAATGATGAATTCTATAAACCAGAACAAAAATAGAACAAATTTCACAAAAAATACTGATTTTTCTTGCTTTTTTTTAAAAAAAGTGCTTGACTTTATAGCACCGGTGGTGTATAGTATACCTATAAATATAATATAGGAGATTACATTATGAAAAAATTGATATTTGCTTTAGCGATTTTGTGGTTTGGTCTTACGGCCTTACAAAAATCAGTACAAGCGAATGAGTACAATACAGCGGTGATAGGTCATATTATTACTCAAAAAGTGCAAGGTAATAACGTTGACACTTCGGTTCTTGAAGCCGAAATGCAAAAACTGGTTTATAGTTTTGCAACTGAAATGACTTTTATTGTGCAAAAACATTTACCTAATATACTAGAGGGTATTGCTTCAGAAATGAGACAAAACGCAGACAAGGTATATAAGTGTAAATTACTTGAAGGAGGCTCCTATGAATGTAAATAAAAAATGCCAAAACTTACAAGTAAAAAACTCAAAGTCAAAAAATTTATCAAAAGAGGATTAAATGCCTCTGGCGCTAGACAATATAAAACTACCTATAAGGCAATCAAACAATATTTTAATTACATCAACGAGGGAATGTTTGACGGACTATTATCACCGTTTAACGAAGTTGAAATCAAAAATTTGGCTAGACAAAAATGTGTCGGTCAAGTTAACATATTGGAGTGGAAGAGAAAAGGTACTAGAAGATACCATCTTGAAATGTTACCAAAGTATCCAAGCTTTCAATACTTCCTTGATACGTTGTGCCACGAAATGGTACACCTATATCAAATGCAGAATTTGGGAGACACAGGAAATCATAATGCTATATTCTGGTCTTTTGAAAAGAAAGCCAAGACCCTTGGTCTTGGTTTATAATCAACGTCAAAGTGAGAGGACTATATAATGAGAAAGACGAAAGAACTAGACCACCATCTAAAACATATTATCAATAACGTACCAATCAAGTTAGAACAATTTGAGGCCAATAGTGAGAAGAAAATGACTTACTATACTGGTAATTGGTCAACAGATGTTGCTAATAACTTTACAGAAAAACAATCAGAAAAAATATTTAAGAAGATGAAAAAGATTATGGATAATAATCCTAATATTGTCTTCACACAAAAACGTATGAAACCTATTGAAGTTGGTACGTGGTCAGAGTATGGCGAACAAGAAGCACACTCTATCACAGGTTTTGAATACATTGTAATGAAGAGGTAATATGGTAAAAAAAATAAAAAAAGAAATAAAAGATTTTCCATACTCTAAAGTTTGGATGTGGACTAAAAGAACATTGTGGTCTATTTTATTATTAGCAATTGTATATGGTGTCGGTACATTTTATCCTAATCCTATTGCTACCAAATGGGCTAACGAAAATTTGAGAAAAGAACATACTGCTTGGGCACAAAGTCTAGGTTTAGTATCAAAGAAGATGAGATATAAAAACAATAAAGAGTTTATTAAAGAACTAGGTTATTGTGTTGATTATCTAAACTTTACAACACCTGTTGATAAGAGAGTGCCTATTGAAATGTTAGTAGGTCAGGCAGTATTAGAATCAGGTTGGGGTAAATCAAGATTTGCTAAAGAGGCAAACAATCTATTTGGTATTAGAGTGTTCAAATCAACTGCTAAACATTTATTACCAGAGGGTATGAATGAATGGCCAGGTTGGGGTGTAAGAGTGTTTGAAACTAAATGTGATTCTGTAAAAGAATATATAAGATTACTTAATGAGCACCCAGCTTATGAAGACTTTAGAAATATGAGAGCAACTATGTGGGCAAAAAACCAAAAGTTAGACTCTCTAAAACTTATTAAAACTTTAAAAGCATTTTCTACAACAACTGATTATGCAGAAAGAGTTATTAATATGATGTCAAAGATAGAAAAAGTACAATCATCTAAAGAGTAATAAATAATACTATGTTCGGAATAATATTAACATTTTTTAGTGCAATTTCTATATCTGTAATAGCCGCTGGTTATTCTATTATAGGTCTTGCTACTATATTCGCAGGCGCTTATGTACCTATTATTGCTATGGGTAGTGCGTTAGAAGTTGGTAAACTTGTAGCCGCCAGTTGGTTATATAATAATTGGCAAAATAGTTTAGTACCAAAAACCATCAAGGCATACTTGACAACGGCTGTGATAGTGTTAATCTTTATCACATCAATGGGTATTTTTGGTTTCTTATCAAAGGCGCACCTTGATAGTGTACAACCACAGGCAAACTTTACAATACAAACCAGTTTAATTGATAAACAGATAAAACAAGAAGAACGTAATATAAAACGTGCTGAAGATACTTTATTACAATTAGATAAATCTATTGAAGTATACCTAAAGAATGATTATGCTACTAGAGGTTTAAAAGAAAGACGTAAACAAGAAGAAGAACGTAATCTACTAAAAGAAGAAATTAAAAATAGTACAAATAAAATTTCTGAACTATATAAAGAAAAGAGTATTATAGAATTAGACCAACAAAAAATAGAAGCAGAGGTTGGTCCGTTAAAGTATATTGCAGAATTAATATATGGTGAAAATGCAAAAGACCATTTTGATGAGGCAGTAAGATATGCCATTATGGTATTGATATTTGTATTTGACCCATTAGCAGTATTATTATTGATAGCGGCTAACATATCATTAAGGACTTGGAAAAATGCCAGAGCAGAGAAAAAGAAAATTGAAGACGAAAAAAAGAACAATGCAAAGCGCCAAAAAGATTGGCAAAAGGAAGCTGCTAATGCAAAAGCTAGAGCGAAAGACTTCCGAGATAAGCAAAAAGTTTATAAAGACTTTTTTGGTAAATTAGGTAAAAGAACATTAACCAATAGAGACTATGAAGACTTTTTTAGAGAAATGGGAACAAAAGAATTGCAGGAACTTGGTCTGGATCCTGACGCAATAAGAATCAAACTAGACCAAATAATGGAGTGGAATGACCCGAATATTAATCCTACTAGCAATAAGTAGTTTATTAATGGGTTGTATGAAAACAACCTGTATATCGCCTCACAATTGTGAGAAAACGGTAGATTGGAAAGACCCTAAATTCACACTCTTTAGAACCATTATAACAAATGGTGCTAATGCAGGTAAATAACGCTTGCCAAAAACTATATAATGAGGTATAATGAAACTATGATTACAAATGCAGATATAAACCGTATTATCTCTCCTGATTTACAGATGAGAAGAATTAAAAATGCTGAAGACAGATGTAAGAAAGCGACTACTGATTGGTCTAAAAACTTTTGGTACAATACTTTCAAAGCATTATGTACGAAGTATGACCAATTAGATTATTTTAGAAAGGCGATACACTAATGAATGTTTTTTATTTACACAAAGACCCAAAAGTGGCAGCCGAAATGTCGTGTGATAAACACGTTGTAAAAATGATACTAGAGTCAGCACAACTATTATCTACTGCTCATAGAGTATTAGATGGCACAGAATATTATGACAAAACTAAAAATGGTAGAAAGATTAAAAGGTGGAAACACCCTAATTCTAATTTAGAACCATTACTATACAAAGCAGGTTGGGTAAAACACCCTAGTACAATATGGTTATTTGAATCTGCTTACAACTATATGTGGTTATACAAACATATGATGGCTCTTAATGAAGAATACAAAAAAAGATATAATCATACAGATGACCATTTAACAATTCAAAAATTAGGTGAAGTGTTATCACAACCACCTAAAAATGCAAAAATAAATAAACTTGCAACAGACCCACAACCAGCAATGCCTGAGCATTGTAAAGTTGATGGTGACGCAGTAGCTAGTTATAGAAACTACTATATACTAGAAAAAAAAAGATTTGCTACTTGGAAAAGTCCAGCAAAAGTACCAGATTGGTACGTAGAGGGTAAAATATATGGCAATGAAGAAGAACAATACATCTAGGCCAAAAATTTACGAAAGAAATCCTAACACAGGCGTTATTAGATGGCGTTATGTAGGTGAGTCACCAGATAAGTTTGGTTGGCCAAATTATGGTAGAATATTAAAGGAGAAAAAAAATGCGAAATGAAATAATTGAAGCGTTAAAGAAACACGCTGAAGGACATATTGCAAAACATAAAGCAAACGTAGAAGTTTTATTGAATAAAGTAGCAGGTATAGCTGAACATCCTGATACACTTGAAACAATAGAAAAAGAGTTAGCTATTATTGCTCAATATGATGATGAATTAGAGGTACTTAATAAGTATTTCACATTTAAAGACCCATTAAAGAGTAATTAATGCCAACATATACCTTTGAGGACACAAAAACAGGTAAAGTGTTTGATGATTATATGTCAATTGCAGATAAAGAGGCATATTTAGAGAAAAACAAACATATCAAACAACTTATCACAACAATAAATATAGTTAGTGGTACTGGTGGTATGAAAAATGACTCTGGTTGGAAAGAGAATATGTCCAGAATTGCAGAGGCACATCCTACTAGTCCATTTGCTGATAGATATGGTAAGAAGTCTATCAAAGATATAAAAACTAAGCAGGTGGTAGATAAACACCGTAGAAGACAAAAGGGGAAAAAATAATGGC